CTCGTTGTCATATCCGCTAGTATCGGGTTAACAAGCGTTTCTACCGCGGTTTCTGCATTAGTGTAACTAGTAGAGCTTACAGAGTATTTAGTGGCCTGTGCTAAGTCAATAGACTTATTTGACTTAATGGTAGCATACTCTTTTGCAAGTGTCTGTTTTTCTATAGGACTTATGTTTCCATCATCGGTTAAAGCGTCTAAAGACTTTTGAGTTTTACTTGCAGCAGATGCGGCTGCACTTGCGGCACTAGCTGCACTTGCAGCGCTATCTTTAGCTGCATTAGCAGTCGCTTGAGCTGTGGATGCTGCACTAGCTGCACTTGCAGCGCTATCTTTAGCTGCATTAGCTGAGCTTTGTGCTGTGCTTGCCGCTGCACTTGCATTGTTTGCTGTTGTAGTTACTTCGCCTACCTTTGTTGAAATACCATCAACGGTAACTGCAAAGTTAGCATATTTATTTGTAATAACTTCATTAGCCGTATTACTAGCGTTACTAAGAGCCTGCTTAGCTGAACTTACTTGTGAATCAATCTTACCCTTAACAGCTTGTAAAAAAGTGTCTCTGCTAGTGTAATAAGCAGTCAGTTTTGCCCTATAGCTATCAATGTCAACACTAGAACCCTCTGCCTGACCCAATAGGCCATTAATATCATCTTTTAACTGCCCATAGTAGTTGTTAAGTGCTGCTATATCAACTCCATACTGGGTTGCAAGAGAGTTATCACTACTGTTGTCACTAGAAATATCTGTAAGAATACCGTTTAGTGCACCAATATCAGTTGATACAAGGTTTCCATTTGCAAACATGCTATCAATATTGTCTACATTGGTCTTTTTCTTGTTGCCATTTGCATTAATACTTGCACTAACATTTGCCTGTTCATCAGTAAGCGACTTTAATAATTGGTTAGCACTATCAACATTGCCCTTAGCATCTACATATGAGGGTGCCCATGCGCTAGGCGCATTACCTGCAATAAATAGTGTATTGAAATTATAGTTGTCTGTGCTTACTTTTGCATAACTAGCATTTGTAGGGGCTGTTCCATTATTAGTAACGTCACCTGTTCCTGTTTGCTCTGTGCCACTAATAAAGCTCTTATTACTATCATACCACATTACACTTAGCTTTATTGTTCCAGTAGCTCCATAAACCTTTGCAGAGTATGCTGTTCCTGCGGTTACAGCTACATAGTCACTAATAATACCATTGGTAGATGCAGAACTACTACCATTGTTACCATTCATATACTGGCCTTTAGTGGCAGTCTTTAAAACAAATTGATTGGTCTGCCCTAAACCCGTGCCAGATAGAGAGTCGTTAACAATACCAGTAACATCTGTTTCTGATACTCCACCTGATATTTGATTAGCCATCACGTTTAACTGGCCTTGCATAACCGATAGAGAGTCACTATGCTTTTGAATATTCTCAGCACTTAATGCAATCTTAGTACTAGTTTCTTTAATGGCTGTGGCTTGGTGGTCAATATCTTGTCCATACTCTGCTAAAGTCTGAATGTTTTTATCAGCAACCTGCTTTAACACAACTGCTTCTTGTTTAAAGTAAGCTTTTATTTTATTTGCTAAGGTTTCGCCATCAATTGCAATTGTTGAATTATCTGCAAAAATCTTATTTGTTTGTATATAGGTATTAAGGTCATTGTAAGCCCCATCAAGTGTACTATGGTCTACCTTTACTGCATCAGCACTAGATACATCATTAGGGTACTGATTCTGTATCTGTGTCCACACATGCCCAAGAGTGGCCTTATCTGCCCCTGTAAGATAGTCTTCACTAGCTGCTTGTGAAACTTGCGTAAGCGCATTCCCTGCATCTCCTGCGGCTTGTACAGCCTTATCATAGCCGTCTTGTGCTAACTTTCTTAATGCTGCAACTATTGCTGTGTTGACATTGTAGGAAGCATTATAGTAATTTGAAAAGTTTCTATCCCACTCTGTAGGATCAACAACTGTATCACCACTAGCTACTAATATGGGTGTTAAGTAACTTTTTAAGGTTGTATAGGTGGCGTCTAATGAGGTGTGGTCAACACCATTTGCTTCTGCCTGCGCTATTGTTGCTGGGTACTCAGTTTGTATTTGAAGCCAAATAGTTCTTGTTGCCTTTTTATCTGCACCAGAAATTACACCGTCACTTGCCATGTTGTCAATAGTCTTTTGAACATCTGTATAGCTATCGTGCAAAGCTTTTAAACTATCATCATATGGCTTTAATTGATCATTAATAGCCGCTGGCAATTCATCTGTACTTACCTTTGTAGCAATCTCATGAGAATTAATCTCTATCTGAGCTTTATTTTCCTTGAGTCCATCCTTAGTTTCATCAATTGATTCCCATACTTTTGACAAATCTACATCTGGTGTAAACTTAGTCCCATCTAGGTTATAGATACCATCTGGCCGTATAACTAATCCAGAACTTTGTGACCTAACAGTCACATAGCCATTTTCATCAATTAAAAGCTCACTTGACTTAGACCCAGAATTGAATATCTTAGAGTCTTCCTGTCGGCGTAATCTAATCTTACCATCAGGTGTCATTTCAAAGTAAGTACGCCAGTCTTGATCGTCTTGCATCATAGAAACACGATAATCACCATCCTGCCCTATGTAAACATAGTAAGCATGATTATCTTTAGTTCCATCTTTATTAATGTTGCCACGATGTCCATAGATAACCTCTGGTGCATTCTGAACTAGAGAGTTTCTATCTTGGCCAAGACCATCCTTATTTCCAGGAATATCTTGTGCACTTATAGGAGACTGCCCATCATCGGTGCTATGGGAAACATTAGGAATATCTGGACGAACCAACATAAAGGTGTTTCCTGAAAACTTTAATGTTAAGTTTCCCCTACCGTCATGAATGTTATAACCCTGATCTGGGTAAACAACTGTCATTCTGTTAGCATCAGCATAAGTTGTAAAATCAGCAGGTTCATAATGTTCTGCTACTTGGTTGGTTAGCTCAGTCGCTATTTTTGTGTCTGGATACCTAGAAATAACAATTGGCTTAGCCGCGTCAGCTTCAAGAAGACCAATTAAAACAATGTCACCAACATGAATTGGGTTAATAACACCATAAGATCTCCCAAAACCATTTCTACCAGCAAACTCGCTAGGTAGAAGTGCCTGATTTGTCCCCCTTGTTGCTGGACGACTTGTACTATTAGTTGTGATAGGAACAAATACAACATAGTTTTCTTTATAATTAATATCAGTTACCCTTGCAATTAGTAAGGTTGAAACAATGCTATCGCTAGAAGAAACCAGCTTTGATCCTAAGCTTGATTGTATTCTTGATGATTTACCTTTTAATTCCACTTCAACTATCCCTTCAATCTATAAGCAGCGCCATCATGCACACCGCCCATGTCACTTAAGCTAACTATTGCGCATCCACCAGATGGATCCCAAGACGCATTATTATTGCCTCCGCCGTTCCATCCCATAAGTTTGTTTGACCCAACGTAGAACATAACATGTCCACAGTTGTATAGAAATACAATATCCCCTATCTTCATACCATCTAAGGAACTTCTTGATACATTTATAACATCAAACATTCCAGAGTCTCTAATAGCCCACGTTGTATTTCCAGTAGTAACCCCAACTTTCTTAAAGCACCAGTAAATAAAGGATGAACAATCAAGTATTATTTTACCATTATTAATGTCATTTGTAAGTGGGTTAGTTGATCCACGTTCCCCATAACCGCCAAGAGCATATACTTCTGACTTACTTGTATACCTTGTCTTTTCAAAGGTGGCACCAAATTTAGCTGCCTTAACTGCTGATTCTGGACCAGCAGCACCTGAAAATGCCCCAGAGCCATCAGAGCTGTCATCTCCACTACTTGATCCGTCAATGGCAAGATAGTTTACAGGCGCTTCACCCATATAGCCACCTTTATAATCTATTCCGGTACCCCACATGTATGTAGCTGTGAATCTAGGATCACTTTGTCCATCTTGGTATTTAAGGCCCCTTGTAACACCTATCTCTGTTTGAAAACCCTCTGTAAAGGAGAAGGTGTGCGATACGGACTCAATGTAATATCTAATGTGGTCGTATGCATCATTTAAAATAGTTCCAATTCTTATGTCAGGATCGCCAAGAATGGTAATAGTGCCAGATAAAAAGTTTACATTATTTGCATACCAGTTATAAAGCGTAGTCTGAAAGAAATCAGTGTCTAGCAAATCACCAGTTGACTTTTCACCGGTTTCATCCTTGTCATATGATTTAACTGCTGTATCATATGCCTTCTTATCTATTTTACCACTTTCTGATGCATTATAGATAGCGGTAAGTTCCTCATCAGAAACATTCTTAAAATATGGCTTTGACTTGGTAATAAAATCCGACAAGTTATTTGATCCCTTGATGAACTTTGAAACCCCTGCATAGCTAAGCTTATGCGTACCTGTATTTGCCTGACCCCCGCCTTGGTCTGTATTCATAATATCATTATAAACAACTTCGGTAAGATTGTAAGCATTGCTAATATACGCGTTAACTAACCTGCTTGCTTGGAACATTGAAATGTTATTAGACTTATTTGCAAGCTCCTGTGAGTAAGTCAAGGGCTTCTGTGTCAAATTAGTCTTGCTAGTAACTGTGCTTAAAAAACCAACAGTCTTTGCATAATCGTACATAGTTCCTTTTTCATTATTGGTACTTTTGGCTTTTTTAATATCACCGCCATTAATACTATAGTCTTTATCATCAGCACCTGTTACATATAGATCAGAAACCTCCATTTTAGCATATCCATAAACCTTTATTAGATCTAAGTTTGTCTTTGGAAAGCTACCAAATGCTAATGAGTCAACACCTATAGATAAAAGGCCACTAGCAGGATTATCAACGAAAACAGAATACTGTTCCCTAGCAGATCTGCTAACTTGCTTAGTAATAATGGCATCGTTACCTATTGTTACTTGCTGTAAGTTATACCAATCTTCTGGGTTAAATGGTGTACGCCTTACTGTAAACTTTGAAATGCCATCTGAGGTTGAATCAAAGAACATCTCGTTAAATGGCTGTCGTTGCGCAGCTTGCATCAACTCATACAAAGTACCAGAAAAGTTAACGAAATTTGAACTGTCTTTTAGCTTCTCATAAGTATCCCAAGAAGTCATGTTACTATAGTCAAGAAAGCTCCATATAGTGTAGCCATTA